AGACTATTATGACGATGTTAACCAGTTCAATCTAAAGAACAAGCGCCTGAAGAATGAGCAAATGCTGGTTGGTAAGCACCTTCAGGAACACAAACTATATCGTCACCAAACACCCTACATTGATAATGAAATCTTTGTAGGTGTTGACGCTATCAAAGCTTATGTCACAGCTCAGACCCCAAAGGCTGAGGTATACCCAGCTGGTAAGAAGGACGAAGACAAACTATTTGCTAAAGATCTAGAGAATTACGAGTTCGCCCACAGTGAGAAGTTCTCCCTAGCTCAAAAGCTGGAAGGTGTTGTGGATAACGCCCTAGCTAAGTATGTTGGCTTCATCAAGCTACGTTGGGATCCAAACTACGGTGAAAGTGGTGAAGTTGTCCCTGAAGTTGTGGATAGTAACCACGTCATTGTGGATAAAGACGCAAAACGTGGGGAAAACCCACGATTTATTAGCCAGACATTGAAAGATACCGTAGAAGGTATGTGCGCTCGTTTCCCTGAAAAGGCCGAAGCATTGAAGCGTATGTTTGGCATTGAGCGCAAAGGCCCACATAACATGTCAGCTGAGGTCGCATACAAAGAAGTTTGGTTCACTTATTATGATGATAAGAACAAACCTCAAGAGGCTGTAGCTTGGTATGTGCGTGATCTAGTGCTTGATAAGTGTCGTAATCCTAACTGGTTGTATGAAGGTGAAGGTGCTAACTTTCTCGATCAGCCAATAAAGCCCTTTATCCCATTCAACATCAACAATGATGGTTCACACTGGTATGACAAAACATCGTCGGTTGAACAGGCAATTCCACAGCAAGAGATCCTAAACAAGCTAGGTCGCCAAATAATCGACAACCTAGCCACGGCTAATGGGTTTAAAGCTTTTGACGCTAAGTTCATTAGCAATGACGACTTGCAGAACATGACAGGTGAGCCTAACCAGTCAATCGTGGGTAAAATTCCACCTGGTAAGTCAATCAACGATGTCGTAAAACAATTAGACCCCCAGATGGTAAGCCCAACACTCGTTCAACAGCTTACCGCTACCGTCCAGACTATTCACGGTATTTTGGGCACACCATCACAATTCCGTGGTGATGATGAAGACTTGGCTAAGACAGCCTCAACCAACCTCCAAATTAAGAACCAAGCGTCAGGCCGACAGGATAAGATTGTACGAGCGATTGATTATGGTATGGATCTATACTTTAAGTTCCTTACCCAGATGTTTTGTGTGTGGTATGACTCAAAGCACTACGCCACAGTAAATGGTGGTGATGGTAACTTTGATTTCGTAGAAATGCACAAATCTAAAATCCACCCACGCATGACACCTAGAGTCCAAGCTGGTACTACATTACCATTTGATAAGGCACGTCAAGAAGCTGTGGCTCAGAATGCCGCCGAGCTTCAGTTGCTTGCTCCATATGATTATTACCGACTTATGCACATGGATAACCCACAACAGTTGTATGACAACTTGGTTAAGTGGAAGACTCAACCTCAAGAACTGGCTATGGATCTGGCCAACAATGACTCAGACGGTGAAGCTATCGTTGACTTCACTGATCTGATGAGTGGTAAGAAGCCACAAGAGCGTGAAGACGTGACACCTGAGTACATCGAACAAATGCGTAAGTTGATGATTACTGACACCTTCTTGAATGCTAAAAAGAGTATCCAAAGTAAAGTAATTGCTCAGGTTAAAGCACAGTCTGAGGCTGTAGCGTTGAGACTAGAGCTTGACCAAATGAGTGCGCCGCCACCTCCACCACCAGTTCCCGCACCGATCCAGGCCACCCTACCAGCTCCAACTATGCCAGGTATGCCACCAGCGGCAGGAGTACCAGGCGCACCTGTTGCACCTCCACCAGCTCCAGGTGTTATAATGCCAGCATCACCAATCCAGGCGATTATGGCCCGACAAGCCCCGTTAGGTGGCGCTCCATTAGGCCAAGTTCCACCCCAAGGCCCAGCTCCTTCATTGAACGCTCAACCACAGGTAAGTGGTCAACCAGGTCAATTGCCACCATTTTAAAAAGGATAGTATATGCCCGAACCAGTAGTTGAAACACCCGTAACCGAGGTTAAGCCAGAGGTCAAACCAGAGGGTGAAAAGCAACCCGAGATCAAGATTGATCCTCGTGTTCCGTTAAGTCGTCAGATTGATAAGATGATACAGGCCACGCCAGAACGTACTGAGAAGAAAGATGAGCCAGAGAAAGATCCCGAAAAGGAAGAAGACCCCACCAAAACCGAGGAAAAACCCACTGTTGAAGGTGAAGCGGGAAAAGATAAAGAACCAGCAGAGCCTGAGCCAGATGATGAACCTGAGCTAAAAGAGCCTGTTGATCTACCTCCAGTTGCTAAATACATCTTAGATAATCTTCCCCAGATTCAGGTTATTGGCCACCAGGGTGAAGACGGTAAGGACAAAGTATTCAATGTTAAACGCATTGAAGATCTACCTGACGACTTCGAGTTTTCCACAAGACGTGCTGAATTAGTCTTTAATGCTGCTATTGCAGCTCAGGAGGTAAATGCTCGTGAACTGTTGGCGAAGTACCGCAAAGATGAACAAGCGAATCAACTACTTGAGATTCAAAATCAGGAAGCCTTGGACGTTGAGGCTGATGTCAAACAGTTGCAGAAAGAGGGGATACTAGGCAAGTTTCCGGCTACATCTGATCCTGAGTTCAACAATGATCCAGCGGTTAAAGAGGCTAACGCGATCTACAACCTGTTCCAGAAAACCAACCAGGCTTATGCACAGGCTAATCGTACTTACCGTATTAGTTATCGTGATGCAGCGGATAAATATTATGCTGCTCAATCACGTATAAAGCCCAAAGAGCCTGACAAAGTACCAGATAAGGTTCCTGATAAAACACCTGAGAAGACTCCAGAAAAGCCCAAGACTGAACGTGAGAAAGTCGCTGAGAAGGTAGGCGCTCCAGGTGGTACTGAGACTGACAAAACACGTCCACGTTTACCCCGTGGTGCAACACAGCAAGATATATTAAGACTCTATCGAGCGGGACGGATCTAATGGAAAACTACATTACTCTGTTTGTCGTTACTCTTGAAAAGCTAGGGCATTTAACACAGGCTGAATCAAAAGCCCTCGTTAAAGAGCTTCAATCATCGACATTGCCCCAAGGTTATGATGCTATGAGCGTCATGGTGACGAATGTTCTTGATAAGGCTAAGATCAAACGAAAGAAAGTTGACACTAAGAAATAGCTAGAATATAGTTGTATTAACGAAAGGCGACCAGCCCATGGCCGCCTTTTTTGTGTATTAAAGTAAAGGATACAATATGGCTGGACAGATTTTTACCAACCGTGTTACCGACATTACCTATCAGTATATCCTCCCAGTGCTGGTAGATCAGGTCTCTAACTCGAACGTGTTTACTTCAAAGATGTTGAGTAACACCATTGATTGGGAAGGCGTAACCTACAACGTACCTATCCAGACTGCATTTAGCACCACTGGTGGTTCGTTCAACGGCATGGACACCTTCTCTACCGCCGCTACCAACAACACTCGTCAAATGACCTTCTACATTACTGGTCAATACCAGTCAATCGTAATCCCAGGCATTGAAGCGGCTGTTAACGGTAACTCTGAGTCACAGGTTATTAAGCTTATGACCGCTAAGGCTGACGAAGCCAAGATCTCAATGGCTGATGCAATCGGTAACGAACTGTACGGCTTTGGTCTTGGTAAAACATTTGATGGTCTGGGTAACATTGTTGACAGCGGTACCAACGCTCCAACATATGGTGGTCTGTCTCGTACAACCTACCCATTCTTGGACGCTGACGTAACCAGCGTAGCTAACAACACTATCACCCTGTCTTACCTATCAAGTGAGTTCGACAACGTGAGTGCTGCAAGCTCAACCTCTGAATCTCCTACACTTGGTCTTACTACCAAGGGGATCTGGACATTCGTTGAAGGTCTGATCCAGCCTATGCTATCTGCTCGCTACGAGTCTACCTCAGTCAAGGGCTATGACCGTGTTGACGGTAAGACCCCAATGGGTAAGACTGTTCCAGATGGTGACACTACCCTTGGTGGTGCTGGTGGATTCATCTCCATCACTTGGCGTGGTCGCCCGATGGTGGCAGACGACAAGGCTACTGCTCAGACATTCTTCTGGGTTAACGAGCGCTACCTGGACTTCGCCGTTCAAAAGAGTGGTGAACTCCGTGAGATTGGTTCAAACGTTGAATCAATGGAAGGTTTCTACGAGGACGTTCCGTTCCCTTCAGCCTTCCAATTCCGCGACATGATGAGTTCAATCAACCAGCTTGGTGAAGTTGGGGTAGTAATCCTACTTGGTAACTTGATTGACCGTCAGCCTCGCCGTAACGGTAAACTAATTGCGATCACAGGAAACTAAGATGGAACAACTACTTAACGACCTACAGAACGTTCTTGACCAGTTAAAGGCTGCCGCAGCTCCAGTTGAGCCAACGGTTGATCCCCTACGCAGTGTTGTAGAGCCCCAGCTTCTAGCTGAAGGTTGGACTAAGCCAGCTGCCGTTGTGAATGTCCCTGTTACTGTCGAAACCTCAGAAACCCCAGCAGACGAAACTCCAGCTGAGGACACTAACGAAGTAAGCGAAGGATAATATCATGCAAGACGGCCCACGCTATTTAACCTCAACAGATCTGAACACTGTTGATACTGTACAAGACGACCAGTTGGGCGCTCTGGGACAGACTGAAGACGGACGTTTTTTCCGTTACGTAAAGTTCGGTGGTACTTCAACCATCAACCCTGGTTTGCTCGTAGTAGCTCCGGCTGCTCCTGCTAACTCTACTGGCCTTGCCATTACCGCAGTTGGTACTGGTGGTCAGACTGCCGCTAACCTGCTTGCAGGCACACGCCAATTGGTAGTAACCAACGGTGCAACCGCTGTTACTGCTAACCAGTTTGGTTACGTTGAGATCATTGTTTCAGCTGGTGGATCTTACAACCTGAAGCTGGAGGGTAACTCTGCCGCCGCTGCAAACACTGGTTACGTGACTCTATTGCTTCGTGACCCACTGCCAGCCAACGCTACTGCTCTGATCGCTGGGACTGACACCGTAAACTTACGTGTGAGCGAGTACAACGGTGCTACAACCTCATTGACCCAGGCCCTGCCAGTTGGTGTAACTGTTTGCCCTGTGTCTAACAC